AATATACCCTCCTTTTATCCGTATCTATCTTTATTTCGTCGTCTAGGTATAGAGTAACCCCGCTTAAATCTATCCTAAATGTTTCGTATCCGCCCTCGTAATCATGTATTACTTGTAAATTTCCGTGGGGTATAGGGTTACTAGCGTCCGTTACTTTTACAGTTATTATTACCGGGCTATCCTTTACTCCATCGTAGTTAATTTCCTCTCTATAATATTTTCGGTTAAAATCTAGCTTAGTATCTAATACTCTACCCATTCTAGTATTACGTCCGCCCGTTTGCTTATTAGTATCAGTATTCTTAAACTCGGGGCTATCAGTAATCAGCTCTACGCTTATACCTACCCGCTTTTCGTTACCAAAATCGCTTAACTCTATCCCCTTTAGTACCTGGCAATTAGTTACCCGCTCCTCGCCGTTTACGTCCTCAAACGTTAGCTTTTTCCATAGGTTTTTATTAAATGGGCTAGGGTTTTGCTCGGGGCTAAAGGCTCTTTGTACTTTTTTAAGTAAAGCTCGGCGCTCCTCCTCCGTATCCGCTAAAATATCAAATAGAAATCTAACCCTCCTATTTTTGTTTAGAGTAGGGCTAACATATTCGCCATGCCTTATAGCGTATTGCTCCGTACTAGCTACAGTCGCTACCTCAAAAAAGCTAAACTCCTTTAGGCATAGAAAACCGCCCGCAGGTCTAAAATAAGGGCTATTAAGAAAAGTTAAACCGTTATATTTTACGTTATGTACCATAATTTTATTATAACTCATTCGCTTTTACTCTTTACCTTAATAAAACGCCGTTAATATAGTCAAAAATAAAAAACTGTTGGTTTTAGTCGCCTAACAGTTTTTATATAAACTTAAATTTATCTATTATATAATGCTCTAGCTCAAACTCGCTATTAAATTTTAGCGGCTTATATTTATCTAATACGCTAGGGTTATTTATAGCTCCGCCCATCTCTATAAGCGTCCCTATTTTACTTTGGGTTAGCCCTAGTATTTCCTCCTCCGTATATTTAGGGTAAAAATGTTGGATATAGCATATAGTCCGTACCATTAGCGCCTCGGCGTACCCTTTATCCCCGTCGGCGCTTATACTAAACCCAGTTTATCCATGATAGTATCTAATAGCTCCTTTTGTTTACTATTAGGTAGCTCCATTAGTAGGTATTTCTTAAACTCCGCATAGTCCCCCTCTAGGCAATATTTCTCTAGTAAATCTAGTACTTTTAGCCCTAAATCTTTAATAGGTGGCTCTCTAAATACCCGCTTTTTATCTCCTAGTACTACCTCCGCCTTTTTATATCCATCTAAAAAGTCGTTTAAGTTAATCTCCGCCATGATGTATACTTAATAAGTAAAAAGCTAGTAGCGGCGTATAGGCTAAACGAACAAACACCTATACAACTACTAGCTTTTTAATTAGGGTTAGTCCGCTTGCTAACCAACCCTAGTATAATTCGTTTAATTTATATAACTTAGTTAAGGTTAAAACCTTTTCGCTCTTGTTTAATAACTGTACCAGTAATCTCTACAGGAAAACCTACCGTAGTATCGTCGTTATCGGCGATTTGCTGTAAAGTAGCTTTACTAGCCTGGCAGTTATCTAAATAAGTACGAATATGCTTTTTTTCTCCGTCGTACTCAAATTCGTTAACCAAAACCATTACAAAAGGTTTAGCTAGAGCGTTAGCTTTATGCTCCATAATCTTATCGTCGGTATTAGTAGCGCTATAAGTTACAGTAATTCTAACTGTTTGAGGGGCGTTATCGTCTAGTTTTCTACTAGTATGCTCTGTATCTTGACATAATAATTTAATGTAAGTACTACCGAAAAGGTCTACCCCTGTAGTATAATCTGTACTAGCAGTTAGGCTAGTTTCTACTCATTCTATTAGAGCAGTTACGCTAGAAATAGTAACGGCTGTATCGTCAGCGTTAGAATATTTAAGCATAATATCTTTATCGTAGCTCCAGTCCCCGGCGTTAAACTTTTCTACCTCTCCAGTAACAGTCCCGGCGTGTAATTCTACAAGTCCTAGTTGTAAAATTTCTAGCTTATCTACTGTTAATTCGTGAGGCGTAATACTTACAGTAACTTTATCTCCATCTCTAGTTTTTTTGATAGTACCGTTACTATAAACATCGTCTACGCTTTCCCCCGCAGCTGCTAGGCTTTGGTCCTTATAAAACCCTAGTTGTAGCAATGGGTCGCTCCATTTCTTAGCTATATATACCTCCATAGAGTTAGGTACCATATGCCCTGGGTTTAATGGTGCTTTTAAGCTCATGTTTTTTACTTAATACGATATAAAATTTATTTTTTCTTAGATTTACCTTTAGATTTAGTAGGCTTTTCCTCTACAGGCTCTACCTCCTCGGCTTTATCCTCGTCGGCTATTTCCTCGTTAGCGTATTCGTCTACTTTTTCCTCTTTAGGCTCGTCTACTTTAGCTATAGGTTTAGCTTTAATTTCTCCAGTAACTGGCGCCATAATAGTAGGGTAATACTGCCCTATTTCGTTAACAGTAACTAAATCGCCCTTTTTATAGTCCTTGTTAGCTATCCTACAGTCCGTAGTAATCTCGTAAACCATCTTTTACGCTTATTACTCATATAAAATATTTAAGAGGGGCTAACTTAATAGCCCCTTTATTTTACTAACTAGGCTACTACCTCTTTAGTATTTACTGGGTTTTCTGTATCGTTAGTTACGTTAACATCTAAACCAGTATTTACGATGTTTACGTCTACAGGTATAGCGCTAGGGTTAGCGTTATAAGCGTTAACTATTAAAGCCTCTTTACTAGCTTGTCTAAATTCGGCAGTAATTTTACTCTTAATAGTTTCCTGTACTACCTGGCTATTAGTAGGCTCGTCGTAATCTACAAATAATTCGTCTACGTTATCTTTAACGTTATGCTGTACGTGTACTATAGGGCGTCCTTCTCAAATGAAAATATCCCCGTTCTCTATACTTTCGTCAATGATAAATTCAAAATCTCTACCGAAAACATCAGACGTAAAGTATGTTAATCTAGTACCTGCTCCCTGGTTACGTCTATCCTCTACTACGTATTTATTTTTGAAAACTCTACGTAAGTAGTTTTTAGTAGCAGCATTCATGAAAATAGCCTCTGGGTTACCTCCTCTTTGTTTGATAGCCAAAAGTACATTTTCTATCTTATCCTCTGTAATTTCTCCGGCTGCGTCTAATACAAAACCTCCGGCTTTATTTATAGCCTCTTTCCATCAACCCATAGATTTTCTTTTATCGTCCGTAGGGTCGTTATTTTGCGCTCCGTAGTATAGAGTTTTGTTAATTTCTAAGAGTTGCTCGTCAAATTTAGCCTCTCTTTCCTCTCTTAACAAGTCCTCTATAGCTTTTTCGTCGTAATCTGCTGCGTCCTTAGATACATAGATAGACTTAGTAAATGTTTGTACTACGTTAGTACATTCTGCTTTACCAAAAGCCTTATAGTCCTCTGTTATCTTAAATTCGCTCTCGGCTTTAGACATAATTTTAATTACGGCGTTAGCTACGATAGCGCTAGCAGGTGTACTAGCCCAACCTCTAGTAACTGTAAGAGGTGTATATTCGCTAGCTCCGCTACCGCTGTTATCTCATTTAGCAGTTACCATAATGCGCTCGTCCCCTATCATGAGGATATATCCGGCAGTAACTCTAGCTCATAAGGCAGGGTCTACCTTAATAGTAGTAGCGTCGGCTGCTGCGTTTTCTTTTACTACTCATTCTCTAGCTACTTGCTTTTGAGCGTAATAAGTTAAAACGGCTCCTCTAACTTTTTCTCCTCTAACGGCTCTAGCAAAAAGAGGTGCCTCGGCTCTAGTTAAAAGTAATACGGCTGTTACCCATTCTTTTAAGTCAAAATCTCCTTGTAAGTGTAACATGATTAAAAACATTTATAAAATAAATAGATGTTTAAGGGTATTATTTTTTACCCTCTATGAGTTCGTAAAGTTCTTTACGTTCTCTATCGCTTAAATACTCGCCTTTTTCGGCTTTAGCTTTAAGCTCGGCTAGGCGTCCCTGGTTTTTATTACTATCAGGTACTCCGCTACCTCCTTTAGGCGCTTGCTTATCCCCCTCCTTTTTTTCGTCGGGTTTCATAGCCTCTATAGCGTCTAACGTTTTAGCGGTAATAAATGCGTCGTCCCCATCATGTAATAAATTACTAACGGTACCCCATTTATCGCCATAGCTAGCTTTTAGGCTCTCTACTCTAGCGTTATTTTTGCTAGTTAGCTCGTCCTCTCTTTGTTTTCGGATAGCCTCTTTAGTTTTATAAGCCTCTAGCTCGCTATCTTTTTGGGCTAGTAGTTTTTCATGCTCGCCCCTTTTTAGCGCCTCTTGCTCCTCTTGTTTAGATTTTTCGGCGTTAATTTTGTCTAATTCGGCTTTAACCGCCTTATACTTTTCGTTAACCTCGTCAAACCTATACTTTGGTATAGACGCTCCCCCGTTATTATCCGGGTTTTTATTTTCCCCATCTGTTTTACCTGCCCCGTCCGTTGGGTTACCGTCCGGTCCAGTTCCGTTATCTCCTCCGCTAGCTCCTCCATCGCCTGTATCAGCCATGTAGTAACATCTGCGGTTAAGATTTTCTAACCATTTTGGCATTCGTTTAGAATTGTTTAATAAATTAAAACGCCGTACTTTATACGGAAAATTAAAAAAGCGTTGGTTTTTTCTATACCAACGCCCCTAAAATCAGCTTTATAACTACTATTTTACTTTTCTAATTTTCGTAATTATACTATCGGTACTAGTATTATTAGTTACCGGTATAACGTATCCTCTACAGTTTGGGTGAAAAGGCGGTAAATCTACCGTACCCGTAGTTATATCTACTATCTCCTCCCTATAGTCGCTACATGTATCGCAGCAGTTAGGCTGCTCTATTATCTTAAAATGGGTTATACCTATCTGTATAGCTCTATTTAGCGTACCCTGTACGTTAGCTATAGAGGTTTCCGTACGGGTTAGCATATCTACGTAGCGGTTTATATCCCATGTACGCCCCGCTCTATCCTTAAAGCTCGTAATATTATTATCCATTAGATACTTATTTACTCTTTTTTTCATGTTATACAAACTATCCCCGCTTATTACTCCCTTAGCTAGTTCCTCTCTAACTTTTTCCTGTTGTAATTCATTAAGTAAAGTTAAAGCCTGGCGCTCCATACCATCTAAACTACTCTTTACGTAGTTTTTGCTATTATTCAGTAAAGCGTTTACCGCCTCTACGTGTACCGTCCCTAGCTCCTCTACCATGTTTAATAGTTCCTTTTTAGTAGCTTTATTTATTACGATGTAGCTAGCCTCTAAAGTAAATATATCGTCTACGTATTTACTACCTAGTAGGTACTCTTGCGGTATCCTTTTATCTGCTCGCTCGCCATATTCGGCGCTTAGCGTTTTAGAAATACTAGCCATTTTCTTTAGTAGTTTATTAGCCTTAGAGTTATCCCCCGCCCTTATAGCCTCCAGGTATAGGGCGTTTATCTTAGCTAGTTCTCCCTCAAATAGCTTAATTAGTTCTCTATCCTCCGCCGTACGTCTAAAAAGGTAGTTACTCCTATCCATATAAAATAAAATAAGGTAATAAAATACTCATTATTAGGATAAATACCGCTATACATATCTGTAACCGGAAAAACCAAAACATAAGGCTTAATTTATGCGGGTTTTCCGTTACATTTTTTAGGTTATCCTTTACCTGGTCGCTTAGCGGTCTATCGTTCTCAAATATCGTAAATCGTTGTATATTCATGTTTAGTACGTTTAATTATATAAATGTTAGCCCCTCTTTTAGCATAGTTTAGAGGCTCGGGGCTAAACTGGTCTAATTTTGGTTATTTTCCTCGTCGTTATCGTTCTCGTTATTTTCGTCCTCTTTATTATCCTCGTCCTTAAAGTTTACATCTGTAGCCTGGTATTTACTATAGGCGTTTTGCTCCTCGGCGTTTATCTTATCCATTTCCTCTTGTACCTCTGTAGCGTCGTATCCCATAGTATAAGCTATAGCGCTCGCTTTACTCATAATACCGGCGTTAATTTGGGCTACCGCTGTATTAGTTCTCTCGGCTACGTCGTAACTATCCGGCTTATTAAATTTAATAGTTGGTAAATCTACCTCGTAACCTTTCATACGCATAATATCTCTAAATAGACGCTGTAGGGCGTTATACATACCGTTTTGTTTAGCCTCTATACGTTTATAAAATGGCTTAAACTCTTGGTTAGTAGTACCTACTGGGTTATTAGCTCCATAGATAGCATTAGCTAAAAGGCTCGCAGGTATACTAGCTACTAGCCCTATCATGCGTAACAAGTATGGTAAATAATCAGTTATACTAGTTTGTACGTATGTAGCGTCCTTAGTAATATATTTAGCCGGCTCCTCGCCTGGGTTATGTACTAAATAATCGGGGTTTTTAGCAAATTTACCGTTATTACCGTCCTTTTTTAGAGCTGCCATAGTTTGGGCGTCCCTAAAGCCTGCCGGTACGCTTATTTTACTAGTTAGATTTTTAATAAATTCTACGCTTATTTGGCTACCTCTATCGTTTAGCTCTTGTAACAAGTCCCCTAAATCTACGTAGTCGCTTTGATGGAAAAACCTAGGTATAACTCCTAAACTATTTTTACCGTTTAGCTTTTTAACGTTGGCTATATCGTCCATATCTCCTACTATATGCGGGTTATCCAGGTCGTTATTAAATAGATAGAGCGGTAAAAAGTCTAGTACCTCCTCCTCTCATTCCTCTAGGCGTTCGCTTAATATAAAGCTACCATTATTAGCTCGTTTTTCTCCGTAGTATCCTATCCATGTACCGTTATCCTGTTTAGCGTATCTATCTACGTAAAAATACGTCCTATCGTTTTTATCCTTTTGTACGCTAAAAATAAAATGCTCCTTAATATCTCTAAAGTCGTCCCCTATATTTAGCCCCTCCATGTTAGCTACGTAGTTAGGTAAAGGTATTACCTCTACTCTAGGTACGTTTTTACCGTTCTCCGGTACATTTCTTAGCCTTAGTAATCAGTAACCTATAGAGCTTTGGTTATTAGCAGCTCCTACAAGTTTTAGGGCTAGCTCTACCTCGTCGCTTATAGTTACAAAAGCGTCGTTTATTTCTTTACCCTTTTGGAAATCTACGTTAAACCCTAAAGCTATTACATAGTCGGTAAATATCCTAGTAATTACTCTACCGATATTTACGGGTATGTATAATAGCTCGTCCTTTTCTACATCGTGGGCTAAATCAGATTTAATCTTAAACGCCTCCCCTCTAAAGGTATTAGCGGCAAAATTACTAACTCCGTTAGCATAAATAAGGGCGTATTTATAATTTTGCTTTATAAACTCCCTAAATGGCGATAGGTTTATATTATTCTCCATCGTTTATAGATACTAAAATAAATTATATACCGCTTGTTATAATCATTTTTATAAAAGCGTTGGTTTTAATATTCGGCTAACGGGCTTTTACGCATTTGTCGGCATATAGCGTCAGACATTACGCCGTCGTCGTGGTAGCCTATCTGCGCCTCCTCTCTCATTTGCTCGTTATAGATAAATGTATACATCTCCTTTATTATCCTCGGGTCCTGCTCCGTTATCAGCCCCGTATTTATAGCCTGTTTATATTCGTTTAACGCTATAGGGCGGGTTTTTTGGTTAGTAACCCGTCCCGCCTCTTGCGTTACTCTATCGTAGGTTTTATCTACCGTTTTAGTAACGTAACATAGAGGAAATCGCCTACGCTCCTTAGCCTTAGCATAAAAAGCGTATCCGGTATTATTTTTCTCTACTCCTATACGTCCCCAGTATCCTAAATCTATTAGACGTTCTACGATGTTACATAAACCGTCGCCAGGGTCTACTAGTCCGTAAAAGCATGCTAAAAGCTCCGCTGTATCCCGGTCCCTTACTATTATACATGAGTTATCGCCTCCAGGTACTCCGGCGCTCGTATCTCCTCCATAAACTACCTGGGCGCTACCTCTAGGCTCTCTATATAAATATAAATCGGGGTATATGCTATCCTGGATATATTTAGGCGTAATCAGATTTTTAATTACCTCCGTTTTGAAAACTGGCGTACCTGTATTTATAAACGCCTCCTCCGGCGTACTAGGGTACTCTTGAAAAGCATAATCGGGGTTAGTTTGGCTATTATACATGTTTAAGTATCGTTTTTTTTGCCCGTCGGTTAGTATCGTACCATCTACCATCGGGTTATTAAGATGGGCTAAAGCGGGCGGTAGCTCTATCTTTTCTCATTCGTAAACGGGTAAAGTATACTCCGGCATTAGTCGTCGCCCTAGAAATATACAGGCTCGCTCGTAACTATCTTTACCGTAATACTTGCTCCGTAATTTCTCAAACTCGTTACCGTATCCATTAGCCGTACTCTCTATAATAATATCTCCGCTCTCCGGTACCGATGGTAAAGTACCCGCTAGTAGTTCGGTAGCGTTGGATATAAAAGCAAACTCGGAAATATGTAACTTGCTCCATGTACCCCCTCTACTATCAGTAATAACGGCTATTTTACTATGGTTTTCTAAAAACTCTAGCTCCTTTTTAGTACTATATTTCGTAGTAGGTTTATATCGCTCCTTACCGTCCATTAGTAATACTTTATCCGGTAATCTATTATAAGCGGTTTTAACCTTGTCAAAAATTTCGTCCCTCGTTTTATCTACCTGCGCTAGTATTCCTATATTTTGGTTAGCAAAAATTACGGCGTCGTCTAATCAGCTTATAGCCTCGTTAGTCGTTATACCCATCTGCCTACCCTTTAATATAATTAGCCTTATACGTCCGTATTTCTCCTTTAGCTCTAGTTTACGTTTTTCTAGTATCTTTTGGGCGTTATTTCTTACAAAACCTACGGGCTTTTGGCTTTTATCTATTATGGTATATAGCTTTAGGCGTTTACTTTTCGTATAAAATCGGCTTTCCATGTATATTTAATTTTTTATAAATACCGCTTAATATCCGGCGTACTTGCCCGTCGCTTAGGTTTAATAATCTCCCTATATCCTC